ACTGAGCGTGAACGGTCGCGAAATTATTCGCTTTTTTGGTGCTACGCTTGAATCATAGAAAGGCGCAGAATGAAAATCGAAACCCTACAAATCAAAGACCTGACACCTGACCCAGAAAACGCTAGGCAACACGACGAAAAGAACCTAAAGGCTATTCAAGGCTCGTTGAATCAGTTCGGGCAAAGAAAGCCCATTGTGATTACCGAAGCGGGAGTAATCGTTGCCGGAAATGGCACAGTCGAAGCTGCCAAGCGTTTGGGGTGGACAAAAATTGACGCGGTGAAAGTCCCCGTAGATTGGACACCCGAACAAATAAAAGCGTTTGCTTTGGCAGACAATCGCACCGCAGAATTAGCAAATTGGGATAAAGAAATCCTTGCGACTCAGTTGCTTGACCTTGAAGAAGCGGGGTTTGAAATTGCTGATTTTGGCTTCCTTCAAAAACAAGACTCAGACCAAAAAGAATTAGATACTGATTCCATTTCTTACGAAGACAAGTTTGAAGTTGTAATCGAATGTAAAGACGAATTTGAACAGCAAGACTTTTTGGAACGATTCACAAATGAAGGTCTAAAAGTCAGGGCAATAATCGTATGAAAACAATTCTTCTTGAATCCAAGATTGACCGAAGCCCAAGGGTTATCCAACTTGAGGGAATGTTTGACTTGCCTTTGGAAAAAGTTTCTAAAACCGAAATCCCCTTGAACATCCCGAACTTGTCGGAAAGAGAATGGAACGTCGGGCTAATTGTTGGGCCTTCTGGTTCAGGTAAATCCACAATCGCCAAAAACCTGTTCAACACGGAATTACAAAAGTCAGAAAATTTTGAATGGTCAGAAGACAAAGCAGTTATAGATGATTTTCCTAAAGGTATGACAATCAAGGAAATCACCGAATTGTTGTCTTCAGTTGGGTTCAGTAGCCCGCCCGCTTGGTTGCGTCCTTATTCCACGTTGTCAAACGGAGAGCAATTCAGGGTTTCTATGGCGCGTGTAATGGCTGAGACCGTAGAAAATGAAATCGCGGTGGTTGACGAATTCACTTCTGTCATAGACAGGACCGTTGCCAAAATCGGTTCAGTCGCTATTGGCAAAACGATTAGGCGCAGAAATCAGAAATTCGTTGCTGTCGGGTGTCATTACGACATACAAGAATGGCTTCAGCCGGATTGGGTTTACGAACCTGCCACGGGCAATTTTCGTTGGGAGTATCTTCAACAAAGACCAGACGTTGAACTTACAATCTTTCGAGCAAACTATGAAGCGTGGAATTCATTCAGTCGCCATCATTATTTGACAAAAGACCTGAATAAGTCAGCGCAAATTTATGTTGGATGTATTGACGGACAGCCCGCAGTTATGACGGCAATTCTCCCAATGGTTCACGGGTTTATAAAAGACGGTAAGCGCATTAGCAGAACTGTTGTATTGCCTGATTTTCAAGGGATAGGACTGGGCAACACTTTTGTAAATGCGATTTGTGGTGGATTGAAAGCACAAGGGTTTAGCGTTTACACAACCACTTCACACCCAGCGCGTATTAGGGCATTGAACAAATCCAACCAATGGTCAATGATTAGAAAGCCTTCACGTGTTGCGAAACAAGGACCAAAGGCAAACAAAGGCTTGGTAAGTTCCGGTTCGCGCATTACAGCGTCTTTCCAATACGCGGGGGAAGCGAATGAGCAAGTCGCCAAGATACTTGCCCCGAAACCGATAAAGCAATAACAAGCCCCTTCAGGGGATTGGATAAAACAAAAAAATTTTTTAAGGGAAGCAAATGCCAGCAGGAAGACCGACAAAACCAATAGAACAAAAGCGACTAATTGGCAATCCCGGCAAGCGCGCCCTGCCCGAGCAATCGGCAATAATGCTGATTCCACAAGCAACAAAAACACCTGAACCCGCACGTCCACTTCTCAAATACGGGCAGGAACTTTGGGACAGGGTTTGGGAATCGGGTATAAATTGGATTAGCCCAAATACAGATTTAGAAATCCTTCTTATGACTTGCGAAATGATTGACGAACGCTGGAATCTTCGAGTGCGTGTAATGACAGACAACAATTCAAAAGACCGCCGAGGGTTGCGAGAAATTGACCGCCAAATAGTTTCAAACTTGGGTCTTTTGGGATTCACCCCGTCCGACCGTTCGCGCCTTGGAGTTGCTGAGGTAAAGAAAATGAGCAAATTGGAAGAGCTAATGGCGAAGAAGGCTAACCGTGAGTAGCTGGCCTCCATTATGGCTCACGCCAGTTTCACAAACCGCTATCGAACAAGGCGACGGTGAAGTGGTAATTGAATTTTCCGAAACGTTCGGGACAATCGGCAAGGACGGAATCGCCGGAAAAGTAGGCGACGCGCTAAAGCTACGCGATTGGCAAAAAGAACTAATTCGGCACGTTTACGCTCGGGACGAACACGGTGGGCTAATCGCACGGACAGCCCTTATAGGGCAACCGCGTAAAAATGGCAAGAGCGCGCTGTCTTCCATTAGCTTTGCTCTTTATTCTTTATTGGCTGAAGGTGTGGACGGTGGAGAAGTTTATTCAATCGCAGCAGAAAAAGAACAAGCGCGAATCGTATTTGGTGAAGCTAAAAGAATTGTTGAATCCACAGAGTTGTCTGAAATGGTTAAGGTTTATCGAGACGCGCTATTTGTTCCAGCAACTAATTCTGTTTACAGGGTTTTATCTGCCGAAGCGTATTCCAAAGAAGGTTATAACCCTCACCGAGTAATTGCTGACGAACTTCACGCGCACAAAGACCGCTCACTTTTTGACGTTATGAGCTTGGCTATGGGAAACCGAGGAAGTATTGCTCAACTTATAGCGGTGACAACTGCCGGAGTAAAAAAGGATATGACTGGCGGGGATTCAATTGCTTACAATTTGTTTCAATACGGACAAAAAGTTTCGCGCGGAGAAGTTATTGACCCGTCTTTTTTTATGGCGTGGTGGGCGGCACCAGACGACGCAGACCACCGTGACCCGAAAATTTGGGAACAGGCAAATCCGGGTTTTGACGATTTAGTAGATTCGGCAGACTTTGAAAGCGCAATCAAGCGCACACCTGAAGCTGAATTTAGAACCAAACGGTTGAACCAATGGGTATCTTCTCAAACAGCTTGGTTGCCCGCCGGAAGCTGGGATGAATTACAAACAGAACGTGAGATTAGCCCAGACGACGAAATTATCTTAGGTTTTGACGGCTCATTTTCAGGCGATTGTACTGTTCTTGTTGCCTGTTCGATTCCTAAAAACGAAGAAGAAAAACCGTTTCTTTGGTTGGTAAAAGAATGGGAAAAAGACCTTACAATCCACGATGACCAATGGCGAGTAGACATTCAAGAAGTTGAGGAAACAATTTTGAATTTTATGCGCGATTACCCAAAAACCCGTGAAGTAGCCTGTGACCCTTTTCGCTGGCAACGGTCTATGGAAGTTTTAGCAGACCGCGGTGTGCCAATTGTTGAATGGCCCAGCACTTCGCCAAAAAGAATGGTTCAAGCGTGCGCTAAGTTCTACGACGCAGTAACTGGGGCAACATTAGAACACGACGGAAGCCCAGTTTTAGCGCGTCATTTAGACAACGCAGTTACTAAAATTGACAACTTGGGAATTCGAATTGTAAAAGAAAATCGTTATTCACCGCGAAAGATTGACGCAGCGGTAGCGGCAGTAATCGCCTTCGATAGAGCAGTTAGCAGTAGAATAGAAGAAATGGTTCCCGACTTCTTTTTCTAAGGGTGAGAATGGCGACAATAATTCAGATAACAGGAGCGGTGCTAACCGTTGTGGGCATTGGGCTATTTTCTATCCCCGTTGCGCTAATTGTCGCTGGCGTAGCGACGCTAATTTTCGGTATCGCATTGGAGCGTAAGTAATGCTAAATAACCTCTTCGAAAAAAGAGCAGTAAGTTTTCAAACAATTTGGGGAGCTGGGGATGACCTATTAGACCTGAATCAGTCAGGCACTATCGTCAATTCGGAAACCGCTTTCAAAATAACAGCGCTTTATTCTGCTGTTTCTCTAATTTCAGACACCATTTCAACTTTGCCTTTGGACGCGTTTATTCGTCGTGACGGCGCGCGTTATCCTTTCCGCCCTCGTCCAGCTTGGGTAACTAAACCAGACCTTGACCAGCAACCCTCAGCGTTTTGGCAATCGGTAATGGTTTCTCTTCTAATTGACGGAAATGCTTTTGTTCGCGTCTTCCGTTCTGGCGGTCAAGTGGTAAACCTCGTGCCGCTAAACCCGTTGAAAGTTCAAATAAAACGCAACGGAATCGGACGCGTAATGTTTGAGGTTCAAGGCGAACCAAGATTGCTCAGTTCAGAAGACGTAATTTTTATCTCTGACCTTGTTCGCCCGGGAGAAATTCGCGGAATGGCTAGGGTTGAAGCACTCAAAGACAATTTCGGTCTTTCAATTGCGCTTGAATCTTACGCGGCTCGTTTCTTTTCAAACAGCGCAACACCTCAAGGCGTTATTCAATTCCCCGGCAATCTGAACTCAGAACAAGCCGAGAATCTTCGTCGCGGATTTGACGCAGCTCACCGCGGGCTAAAACGTTCACACAAAACTGGAGTTTTATCTGGTGGCGCAGAATGGAAAGCAACTGGCGTAGACCCAGAACAGTCACAGTTGGAAATGTCGCGCCGTTTGGCAGTTGAAGACGTTGCGCGAGCATTCAATATCCCGAACCATATGTTGGGTGTTCAAGGTTCAACCGCTTACGCGTCTGTCGAACAAGATTCCATTTTCTTTGTTCAGCACACGCTTCGCCCAATTGTCCAGAAATTAGAAACAGCATTCAGCGTTTTGTTATCAGAAGTTCCGGGCGGGGAAAACGCTTTCCTTAGATTCAATTTAGATGGACTTCTTCGAGGCGATTCACAGGCAAGAGCAAACGCTTATTCGATTGGACTTCAAGCGGGATATTACACAGTAAACGACATTCGCAGATTAGAAGACTTAATCCCAATGACCGAAACCGTAGCGGATGAAGTTCGTGTTCCATTGGCTAACGTCGCAATCGCAGATTCAAGAATCGCAACCGAAGACAAAAAAGTTGCTATGGCGCAAAAACTTGTTCTCGCAGGATATGACCCGAAAGCAGTTCTTGAAGCATTGGGTCTTCCCGCTATTCCTCACACCGGAGTTCCAAGCACGCAACTTCAAGCAGTCGCGCAGATTGACCCGGCTAATCCTGAAGGCGTTTACGAGGTTCAGTAATGGCGATAAGTTCGGGAGCTATTACAGTTGGAACCGTTCCGTCAATAATTGACGGAACCTACAATTCCAACTTTCGGCTAATCGTCCACAACAACGACAACACGGACGCAGTTTATTTAGGTGGTTCAGACGTATCGGTAGCTACTGGTTTGAAGTTAGATAAAGGAATAATCCTTCAGCTAGAAATGAATCCACTAGAAAGCGTTTACGCAATCTCCACAAAAGCCGGACACACAATTAGTTATTTGAAGCAGGTATAAGTTGCCCTATTACATAACCGACAAATCGGAAGATTGCCCTAACTGGGCAGTTGTAAAAGAAGACGGCGAACTTCTTGCTTGTCACAATTCTAAAGAATCGGCAATTGACCAAGCTATCGCTGTATCCATAGCAGAAGAAACCGAATTCGTTGGAGAACGCGCAGCCGTTGGTCAGCTTATGATTGGCGATTACGTTAGTTGGAATGTCAATAACCCAAAAATCCTTGCTGAAGTTGTAATGGTTGAAGGTCAATTTGCGGCATTAGAAGTTTATGAATTAGAAGACGGCGTCTATCATTCGACTGAACGAATTATGCTAATGAACGTTTTCAAGTTAGTTCGGGTTCCAAAACCTGAAATGATTTCTGAAGAACTTGAAGATGAAGAAGAAGATTTAGAAGAAGAAACCGAAGAAAATTTACCTGACAATTATCGCCCAGCATTGGCTTCAAATGTTCCAGAAGGCAGGGCTTGCGGAAATTGCTATTTTTTCAACGAAGCTCGACTAAACGAAGACGGCGATAAAGCTTGGTGTGAACGTTGGGACGCTTTTGTAGATGGTGGATATTACTGTAACGCTTGGCAAGCTAACGAAGAAGACAGAGCAGAACCGGACGCTTTAGAAATTGGCGATTCCGTTTCTTGGAATTCTTCTGGGGGCAGGGCACGTGGAGTAATTGAAAGAATTGAACGCAGCGGAACCATAAATGTTCCAGACAGCGATTTCACAATCACCGGAACGGAAAAAGACCCTGCGGCTTTGATTCGCGTTTACCGCGACGGAGAAGAAGGTTTTGAACCTACGGATGTTTTGGTTGGTCACAGGTTTAGCACATTGACCAAAATTGAAAGTTTACAAAGAGCAAAAAATTATGGCAAAGAAAAAAAGAAAGAAAAGCGAGATGTAAACCTCACCCCGCCCGCTTATATGAGAGCAGCAGCGCGCAGGGGTTTGGAATACTATTCTGAAGGTTTAGCGGGCGACGGTTTGGTAGATAAAACCGTGCGTGAAGCTCGCGCTATGGCTGAAGGGAATGTCACCGCCGATAAATGGGTAAGAATTGCCGCGTGGATTGCTAGGCATTTGAGCGATTTAGATTCACCGGACGCAAATCCTTCTTCCGAAAATTATCCGTCTGCTGGAGTTGTGGCGCATCTTCTTTGGGGAAGCGGGCCAAGTAAAGCTTCCGCTAATCGCGCTATGAAATATGCGCAAGGTGTTGTCGCTAGACTAGAAGAAGAAAATCGCGCTATCATTAGCCAAGAAAGTGAACAAATGGCAAAAATAGAAAAACGAACTAACGAAGTCAAGTTTGAACTAAGGGCTGTTGAAGGCGGGGACGGAATGACGTTCACCGGATACGCGGCAGTTTTCAATTCCCCTAGCGAACCACTTCCGTTTATTGAGCGTATTGCGCCGGGCGCATTCAAGCGTTCACTCAAAGCCCGAAACGACATCAAACTTTTGTGGAACCACGACACCGGAAGCGTTCTTGGTTCTACTCGCGCTGGCACTTTGAAACTTGAAGAAGACAATTATGGCCTTCGGGTAACTGCTATGTTGCCAGAGACTTCTCTTGGAAAAGACGTTCGCACTTTAGTTCAGCGTGGCGACGTAAATGCTATGAGCTTTGGATTCAGCGTGCCGGCTAACGGTGATTCTTGGAACACAGACGGCACCGAAAGAACCCTAAAAAGCGTCAGGATTCACGAAGTCAGCATTGTTGCTTTCCCGGCATATCAGCAGACCGCAGGAACCGCTAATGTTCGGTCATTCGACGGGGTAGCAAAACGGGCAGAAGTAGACGCAGACCAGTTGGCAGACGCTATGCTTGCTATCGAAGACGGAAAAGACTTATCTTTGGAACAGTCAGAATTACTAAGTAAAGTAATTCAAAGACTTACCCCACAAGAAGAAGTTCAAGGCGGAACCGACGAACTCACCGCGCTGGAACTAAAGAAAAAGAAAATTGAACTACTAATGAAGAGGCTATAAATGGCAAGCAAAGACGCAATCAAAGAAGCAATTCTAAAATCTTCAGGTAATCCGGAATATGGAATAGTTGTTGATAATGTAGAAGCTTGGGCGCAAGCAATCTGGGAACTTGATAACAAAGTCGAGCCTAAAGAAGTTCGTGTCACAGAGGCTAAAGAAACCCGATAAG